GAAGTAAGCTGGATTGGCTTCCTTGAACAGATAGTCCTGACCGTTCTTCGTATAAATGTCCTTGTTCTTCGTACCACCAAGTATATCCTCGGCGTCTTTTACCTTGATCTGGTATCCTGTGTCAGCACCAGTGGGCGCCGCACTCTTAATACCAGTAGGACCTTGAATCAAATCCTCAATAGGTTTAACTTTAGGACTACCTGATATCCAGCCACCATTCGGCTGTTGCTTCATGTATTGCGTGACGAACGGGTATGACGAAGCGTCTGCCTGGAAGAACGCGAGCTGTAACTTAGCAAAGTCGGAAGGGTCCATGCCGACCTTGTCGGCCTTTTTCACAAGTTCATCAGCTACTTGTTGCGGCGTAAGTTTGCTCGATCCTTGGAGAAGCGAGCCAATCATGTCATGATTGAAAAGCTCTGTAGCAAGATCGATGTCTCTCTGATCAAAACCTTCCTTCTGTAGAATGTCCTCTATAATAGGAGTAGTGAATGAGTGCTGCAGAGTCTTGTCACCGCTAGCTATAGCTTGCGGCTTCCCGATGTCATGTAGAGGGAGCGCAAGATTCATTATAGCTTCTACATCCATCCCTGAGCGATTAGAGATGTCTGCAAATTCCTCCGAAGTTAGCTGGGTCTTCCATTGCTTGAGCACATCCTTTGTGTGGGACTCGATGCTACCCATCTCCGTCCCACTGTGCTTGGCAAAGTTCTCTGCAATCTCTGGATAGGTATTCTTCAGATAATCTAAACTGCCGTGAGTATCTAATGACTTGATCGATTCCTTGCCAAGAGGATCAAGAGCCTTAGGTAGAGGGACATTTTCAAATCCCTCAAAACCTTTGGGAAGAGCTGATGGAAGTTCTGCTGGAGCTGCGACAGGTCCTGGAGCCTTGACGAGCTTTGGCTTCGCGACAGGTGCCTGTCTTGTAGCACCACCCACGAACGTATCGAAATCTATCGTGCCAAGATCTATATCTTCAGGTGTTCCTGCTTCCTCCATCTTACTGATGGTCTGGAACAAATCAGCATCTTCATACGCGAGTTTAGACTTCAATGCAGGATGCAGATCCTTCCATGCCATCATGACATCTTCAGGATCAGCGTTAGTATCGTGGAATAGATCTACGAATCCTTTATACTGTGCGTCATAATCGACAGGAGCTTCGACCGTTGGTTCTGCTATCGCCGCATGAGCCTCAAACGATGGATCGTGGGGCGCCCAATCTAATTCACTGGCCCTGGGATGGACGGAAAGAAATTCATCCACCTCAGCCTGGGAATTAAATGTTCCAACAGTCTTACCAGTTGTTGCATTGAATACGTCGATCTTACCAATATCCGGTGCTTCAACGTCACCGAAAGCTGCACCAGTAGGAGTCGGTGGAGAATCAACTGTATCTCCCTTGAGCTTCATGTCCCAGAGCTTTTGGACTTCCTCGGCTGCTTCGTAATGACTTGCTGACCCAAGGTATTCTATTGCAGCGAGGTGCAGTTCCTCTGGAGTTGTGCCAGGCGTGACCTCTTTCAATTCGTATGGAAGCTTGACTCCAGCCTCCTCAAAGATGTTATCCAAGTCCGCTATATGCTGTTGCATCGTAGCTGGACGATTTACATCCGTCGCGGAAGTTGTCACTCCCTGATAGACATGAGGCTGCTCTGCTATAGCAGCTTCCGACATTTGAAGATATTTCTGTGGGTCTGTCTGCGAGAGTTGTAACTTCTCAGCATCAGACATATCCGCCCAGGTCTGTGATGCCGGACCTGCTGGAGCTTGGCTCGTAGGAACTGGAACATCGGCAGGACGACCAGACTCCCACTGCTTGACTGCAGCAAGCTTAGCCTGCTCGGTTTTGGTGAGGTCACGTCCCGCAGCCGCAAGCTCCTTGAGAGTTCCTTGCTCGGTTATCGAGATAACCTTACCCTTGTATGTGGGCGCGCCCTCCCAGGACTTTGGAGGTTTCTTCGCAGTAGGAACCTCATTCATATTTGCAGCCGCCCACGACTCAGCTGCAGATACTTGAGAGGGTGGAGGAACTGGAGGAGGTTGAACTACAGCAGGACCAGCAACATTACCAGGAGTTGGAGCTGACACTCCACCGGGAGCATCCGATGGAAATACTCCCTTAAAAGTCCCACCACCTTCCTTTGGCATCCCGGCTGGAGCAATCTTACCTTGCTTCCAAGGAGTCGTCAGTCGATTCTTCTGTGATCCTACAGGTGCGAATAAAGTCTGTCTTGGGTCGAAGGCCATCGACCCTGACTTAGTATCTTGGGGAGTACCAACTACATAATCTGTATAGTGTATTCCACCGAACTCGCCTGTCACGCTGGGTTGATTGAGCGCGGCTGAGCCATATCGCTTCTCGCCTGTACTACTCAGTGCTTGACCACGAGAACCCTTGACCTTGACATGAGGACCGAAGTCCTGAGGATAACTCAGTAGTCCATTCAAGCGATCGATGGCGTCTGTTGCTACAGGGTCCATCTTGAGCTTTTGGTAGTATGCCCCAAGTTGTTCCGGTGTAGCCTGACCAGACCTGACGGCCGCATGTGTTACCGCACTAGGACCCTCGGCGTAGTGTCGTTGGTCGTTGAATGCTTTCGTAAGAGTCTTGATGTAATCCTTATCCTCAACAGGATCTAGCGATTTGATAATTACATCGAAATCTTCCTTCGGAACGGGCGCGCCTCGAACATCCAGAATCTTTGTAGTTTCTGGGAAATCAACTGGTATATGAGTACCACCAAGATAACTCTTATTCGATTGTCCTGTTGGTGGCTTACCTGCCTGACGAGCCTGTTTGGCTTCCTTTGGAGTGTAGTATCCTGCATGACCAAATCGGCCTAGCACATCTCCAGAGGACGTAGTACCAAATCCTTTATTGAGGACTAGATCTTCATGGTGGGGGTAATTCAGACTGTGCGAGAAACCTTCGACCCCTCGTGCGCGCTTCCAGAGGTTCGGAGGAAGCCAAGCAGTCTGCGCCATCTCAGGAGTCGCACCAATGAGTGCGCCTGCTCCAGCCGCAAGATACTTCTCTGGAACTAGATTGGTTGGATCAGTTACTACATCAAGACCAAGACCTAGCATCCCACGCTGTACAGGGTTAGCTCCACTCAGTGTCTCTTCAGGGGCGCGCTTTGTAAATTCCTGTGACGCTGAAGTAGCTCCTAAGCCTGCTTCATATCCTGACTTGACACCTTTGAGACCTTCCCAGACTACATCAGACAGAGGCTTCTTCTCACTACCTGTACTGGTAGCGTCCATCAGTGCGCCAAACGCGCGCCCTCCACTTTCCTGAGTTGCACCAAGAGCGCCAGCTATTTTACCCCCAGTAGACTTAGCCTGTGTTTTGATTGGCTCAACAGCCGATCGACCGACTTGCTCTGCAATATCTAGAGGTGCGGGAATGTGCTCATACCAAGGCTTCTCGACTGCGGGAGGCGCCACAGGAAGATTTACGTCGCCACGCGTTACCTTGCGCGGACGATTCGGATCGGTTGCCTCAGAGTACCAGTCGCGCGCACCTGATAGTGCGCGAATCGCTCTGTCGTAGAGTCCGCCGTATCCGTAGTCCTCAGAGCCAGCCATTATTGTGGTAGTTTGCCAGCCTTGCTATATTCTTCCTGGACTTTCGTCCAGTATTCCTTCTGAGCGTCGGGGAATTGAGCTTTCTCTCTGGCCTCTGCCATCCGTCTTTTCTGTCCTATGGATAAGTTCTGTCTGAGAGGTTTCATCTCGGATTCATCAGAACCTGGACCCGAACTTTGAACCTGGCTCGTCGGTAAAACCCGAGCCAAAAGGATTGCGTATCCTTCTCGCTCCGACTTTAGCAACTGTTGGAGGTCCTCGATATGCATCTTGTGCGCCGCGCACGCTGCACAGACGTTCGTTTGTAGAATATATGGCCTTTTGAACCAGGACATAAAACCTATAGCCACCTCAGTGAGCCACATAATGAGGATATCGGCCGCGCCGTGGACGTTTGTGATACATCTTAACAGGACGGTCGAGTTGTTTCTTCTCACGGTCCAACTTTTCCATCCTACGGTAGAATCCAGTCTGATCTCCAGAGGTTTCTAGGTATTCCAGAACTCGGTTGAGCTTCTCTCGCTGGGCTGTTACGTTAATTGACTTCTCAATCCAGCGATGTACCTCTTTGATTAGGTATCTGGCCCCATCATAAGGGTCATCTCCATCAAATTCCATGACGTCTTCCATTTTGACGTCGTCGTAGATACAAAGTGGGATGACATCCTCGAGCGCGCCAAGATTCTTGTCGACATAGTACCGCGAATCCTTGAGAACTTTGAGTTTCGGGAGGTTATCTTCGGGAGGTTCCGGCTCGAACATAGCCGAATACTCGTTGAAGGCGATCTCTCCGTAGATTCTGAAGATTCTGGCCGCTGTTTCGACATTGTATCCGTCTTTTGGTAGAATCCTGGGAGGCTTTGGCTTCCATCTGAGGTATTCGTGCATCAACATCTTGCCGCTGATGCGATCATTGTCCGCCAAAGTCACCGGGAATCGTAATTCCACCCCAGTTGGATTCACGACGTCCATGAATTGCTGTAAAATCGAGAGTTGGTCCCCTTCTTTTCGCTTCGCGCTGGGATCGATCACCACTGAATCGATGATTTCGTCCTGTGATAGCCTTACGAAGTCAGAAGCCCACTCCACAATCTTGCGATTCTGCTGTCCGTACTGACGATATATGAATGCTTGTCCATTTGGCGCGACTGCAGCCCACGCAATATACGTCATTGCACTGTGACCCCAATCGATTGCTGCGATCCTCGGCCAGAAAGCTGGAATCTTGAACGGCTCAACCAGATGGAGTGCGTTCTCTGGCTCTCCAGCGAAGTGCTCGAACCGCCATTCGTCGAAGACTTGCCCGGTGAATGTCCACCAATCACCCTCTAGCTTGGCTCTTTGCTCAGCGATGGGCAGCAAGCGAAGACGATTGATGTAATTCGGGTCAGCCTGCATCAAGAACGGATTATCCGTTAGCTTGGCAGGTATGAAGATCCTATATGATTGCGCTATTCTATCGTGGATCTTGGTGTATCCTCCCCTAGCAGGTTCGACAAAGCGACGGCGCACCCAAGCATGGCCGACGTTACCAGGGTTAGTAGCACTACGCACCACTGCAGGAAGAGTAGAATCCGCAGTACGACATCTTGACGTGAGATAGACATACTGGAATTCTTCAAATGCCGTGAGCTCATCGAAGCCTATGTAGTTGTACTCCGCCGTGTCATGGCTTCTAGCATCTTCAGCTCTAAGCATATAGCTGAACTGAATCCAGGCTCCCGACGGAAATGTCCAGCGATGTTTTGTGTCGTTGTAGGTTGCTCCGAAAAGTGGGTAGATGTCTCTCGATCTGGGGATAAGAGATTCTTCCAGTTCTGGGAAGGTTCTCCTGAAGACGATTCCTTTGAAGGTGCCAAAATTGTACCAGCCTTTTACAATGGGCAGCATCAGGAGGATCTCTGACTTTCCTCCACCTGCCGCGCCCCCGTACATCGCCTCGAAGATCGAATCTGGAATACGGATGAAGTCTGTTTGCCTTTTGGAAGGCTCCCAGACCTTATTTCCGTTTACTACCTGAAAGGGCATCCTAATCTAACCTAACCTGGACCTATGATCTTCAATCGGCGGTCAGCCGATCTTGGCCGAGACTACGCCGCCCGCCGTGCTTCTGACAAACGCCGCGCCAGTCATAACACCACCCGGCGTCGCTCCTGCGAGCGCGGCCCACGTAGTTCCGTCAAAGGATACCTCGACCGCGCCAGGTGCAGCGAGGAAGCACGCCCTTGCAGGTAGAGCGTATGTCTGTCCAGCGACTAGAGTCGTCGGCGCTCCAGCAGGAATACTGTATGGCATTACTTTTTACTCCACAGCTTTCTGTCTTTCTTCGGCGTGGCGCGCACGAACTCCTTCGCGACCGCAGAATCAATCTTCTGTGGACCTTTGAGTCCACCGTGCGCGGCGGCTTGCATGAAACGATACTGCTTTCCAGATACGGCTGGCATATCAGAACCCCATCTTGGCTCGACGCATAGCTAGATTCTGAGCGATACGAGGATCAACTTGATCTGGAGCTGGTGGCATGGGAGACTGCATCGACGGACCTTGAGGCGGACCTTGCTGACCCATCTGTTGATTTCGCATCATCGCAGCACGCTGTGCCAAACCTGGAACTTGACCTCCAAGCGTCGGGGGCGCGCCCATCCCACCCATTGGACGTGGCATCATGGGATTGCGCCCCGGCTGAGTTTGGTTCAAGCCGCGCGCCATTCCCGGAGGACGAAATCCCCCACCTTGCATCTGATTCTGCTGTCGGGGATTCTGCTGAGTCCTTTGCTTCTGCAGCGCAACAGACGGATCTCTGCCACCACCGTCGCCTGGAGGGAACATGTTGACTCCTTACCTAAGTGGGATATCTGCGATGCCGAACGCACGAAGGAGGTAGAGGATGAGAAGGATTATGATCACTACGCGAAGCACGATCTTGAATGGAGGGGACATCGGAACGTAGGCCTCTACTAAGTAGAGACCTACGCCCAATATCACGATAACCAATAGTAAGGTTATCATGACTTCAACCTATTTCGCTGGAAGCTGAGTTGCCTTCGGAACCTTGGACGCGTACTGTCCGCCACTGCTGAGTCCTGCTGCTCCTGGGGCAGAGCCAACGAGCCAAGTCGTTCCATCCCAGTATGCCTGTGACGCATCGCCCAGAACTACGTGCTCACCTACGAGCCATGCAGTCGTCGGACTAGCGGTACAACCGCTGAGAGCGGCGAGGTCTGCCGGAGGTGCTGCGCCGCTCGGAGTGAAAGCGCCAGGCGCGCCCGAGGTCGCTCCCGTCGCAGTCACCACCTCTGGGGGAGGGGGTTCTGTGTCAAGAACCTCGATAGGAATCTCATTGGGAATCAAGGTAGCTGTGACAGAAGGATTCGCGGTGGGAGGACCCTCATCTGAGGTTACTGCCATCCACGCCTGTGGATTCTCTGGATCGATTGCAAAGGCATCGATCATCTTCTGCTTGCGCGCGGCTTCAGCTTCTGACGCAAGGCGGCGATCTGTGATCTCTGCCTCGACACCTTCGTTCAGCGTGGTCTCTTCCTCTGGAGCGAGGACGCTGGATCTTCCATCGTCGCGTCGTCGCGCAAGCGCGCGCTCCTTCAGAGAAGCTCGAAGGGCGTCTTCGTACTGACCAAGCGAGTTCGATTCGACGTACAGTTCCTTCGTCGCTACGCCCTTGGCAACTCCTTTGACCATAAGGAGTACGTCGCCTGGGCCTGCTGTGAGTTCACCGTGCTTCGTCTTGACTAGCAGCGGCGTCGACAGGTTCACTCTGTCCTGGGTCGATGGTGTCGGATCGGGCATCTGGTTTCTCCCTGATAACTAGCACGTTAAAAGCTTTGGGACCATTTGTGCCCTCCTCATAATCAAAGGTTACTTTGTCGTTCTCTTTAATGTTTCTAAAGGGAACTGAGTTACGTGAAACCTTTGACCAGTGCAGGAAGTAATCGCGTTCATCTTCACCCTCTACGAACGCGAAACCTTTTTCAAGAAATATCTTGCGAACATAACCATTCATTTTACCCCACCTCAATAGTCTCGTAAGTAGTCTCTTCCTTTGACTCTGGAGAAAACACAATAACCTGTGCGGCGTTGGTCTGCTCAGTGACGATAGTAGGCTTCGTAGCCGCCATGATGGACGCCAGGTTGCGCGCTATCAGTGATAGGTCCTTGGCGTCCTTGTTATCCAACTTGTCTGGGGTTATACCTGCCACGGCTGTGGAGAGTACACCAAGAA